GTCTGGGCTTCTGGGATGCCGCTACCGGTCTCCAAACGACACCATTGTTTCTGAGGCGGGAACAATCCGGCCTGGATGCGGTTAGCAAAACGCTGTGTCGCAGAAATCGCCGTGGAGTCAAACACACGCCCCATCTTGCGCTGACCGGCTGTGCCTCCCTCATAGTTGCCATCGTACAAGTTACGCTGCGGGAGAGCGAACTCATAGCAATCTTCATAGATAGTGCGCCATTGATCTTTCCGGGATTGGGCCTTGGCCTCACGCTCCATTAGATCTCTTACGTTTAGCCGAGCCATTTACTTATCCTTTTTTGTGACGATTGGCGAAGTTGCGCGCCGCATCAACAGATCCAAAGCCCCATGCTTTTAGAGCCAGTGCCTTGCGGGTGGGTTCACCCTTTTCATTCTTCATCGGACCCTTCATCCCGGCGAACCTAGCAGCAAAGCTAACACGCCGAGGGTTAGTCCCTGTCTTGACGGGAGCCTTTAGGTTCCCGCCTTCTTTTCTCTCAAAGTGCTTACGGCCAGCTTCATTAAGACCGCCCTTTGGGTTTTGATGAGCCTTTTTTACCATAACTTACTTCTTTGGCTTGGCAGCAGCCTTTTTGGGCGCAGCTTTCTTCTCAGGAGCCTGCGCTTTTACCGAAGCTGTTTTCGGACGAATGTGAATACGGGGATCTGATTTAATCTGAGTCATGTTAAGCTTTCCTAATCTACGAATAAAAGTTTCATTTTCTTCACCATAGTCTGAGCCGCCTCATACTCCTTACGCCGAGCCTTACCCATTTTCCTTTTAGCGGCGCGCTTTGCTGCACGTTCAGCCGCAACCTGTTGAGCAATCAACTGATCTGGAGTTGGACCGGCATTACGCCTATAACCAGGGCCATCATCGCTCTTGTTGCCTGCTGCGCCAGACGACATCATCTTCTTTAGATTAGCTTCGTTCTGCGCCCTTCGATTACGATCTGGACGAAGGTTCGGCCTTCGGCTTGGGCTTGCTCCAAATACTGCATTTTGAAAATTTCCAACAGCGTTAGAGATATCCAAGCTAATTTGTTGCCCAATACTAGCCATTATTCACCCCCAAGCGTGGATTGATACTCTTGAGATTGCGGCCCTTCCTGCCTTGCTCGAGAGAACAACAGTCGGAGACCGCCGGTCCGGCGCAAACGCCTGCGCCTTGCAATCCCTTGCCTTTCGGAAATTTCAGAAGATTCAGCCCGTTCATCTGCGCGCGCCCGAGCCGCAGCAGCATCCTGTTCAGCACCAACTTGCGCCGCTGTCTTTGTGGGTTTAGCCGGAGATCCACCGCCGCCACCAAATAATCCACCCATGTTAAAACCTCACCATCATGTAATAGTCAGACCCATCCGGTCCGTACTTTCTCATAATACTTTCTACCTCAAAACATAGCGCCTTGGCAAACCTAAATGCGGTATCGTTATTGGTATTTACGCAGATCTGTAGCCTTTTTATGCCGTTATTGGCTATTGCGGTATCGGTTAGCTGTTTAGATGCCCGGACAACCGATATCGCATGGCGGTCTATATCCTCACCGGGCACAAGCCACATTTCCGCGACGCCATCCCAGAACGGCCTGATGCCAAATGCGGAGACAACTTTGCCTCGACCTATGCCTGCCCAGCTCATGCCATCTACCGCATGGTCCCAGACGTAATCTAGATAGTTGGGTATCACGTTTACGAAATCACGGTTCTCTTTCTTGAGCCGTATTCTGGTAAGATGTTCATAGCTGAGAGGTACAATATGCTCATCATGCCCCATCCTTACCTCGGGGAGTTGCACAAGCGCCATCAGAACACCTCGAAGTCAGTGCTTGCATTGAATGTTTGGCCACCCGCAAAGCTATTGCCGTATGTACCGCGCCGCAATCTGCGTTGCTCACCGCCACCGAGCATGAGATATCCAAACGCATCCCCGCAGTGAGAATGCTCATTCTTCACCGGCGCATCCTTAAACCGATCCTGCCCAGCGCCCATAGACACACGCTTAAAGAAATACCCACCGCTCAGAGATTTACGCAGCCGCAAACATTTCTTATTGACGAGCAATCCAGGTTTGCCACTTACCAGCCGGTTCATAGGAGCCGCAGCAGCCTCACGCCTTACATTGAAAGCATTGCTGTCTGTTGGTTGTGCGCGAAATCCAATGGACTGCAAGTGATCGAAAGCGGTAACTTCATAGATCTCGTCTCGCTTGTTACCGGCAGGGTCTCCCCAGATCTGCACCTCCGCCTTGTCAAAGCTTGCAGCGATCTTGCCTAGAAGCTCTTGCCCAAACCGCTCAAGGCCCATGTCAAACGTGACCAGCTCATCCAGGATCTTCCAAGATCCACCAGATGTTCTCTGCCCAAAGATAGCGGCAGGGGTCAAACCAAAGTCAACGCCGATCTGTAGAGGGTATTGCGGATCATACTGCACATCCGCAGACATCATCTCATCGTCATACTCCGGCCATACCGGCCTGCCCTCCTGGACAAACGTGTACTTACCTTCCGCATAACACCTGATCCAATCAGCATTCTTGCCGCCGAGAAGTTGTTCATAGTAGCCATTCGGCAGATGCGCCTTGTTCTCAGCAGACGGATTAACCATCCACCATTTGCCACCGGAAAATACAAAACCATTTGCCTCCGGGTTCTCCGGTAGATCCTTGGCCCCCACCTCCAGGACGCCACCCGGTTGCCGGTGAAATGTCCACGGGAACCGCCCACCGATAGGGTTCTTCTCTGCCAGCTCATGCCACCAGTGATCCGCATCAGGCGGGTTAGTATCCATGATAATCCCGTACCAGGACGCACCACCGTCTGATTTAGTGGGGTAACGGCCAACGCGGTGAGTCAAACCATCGATCACAGCCTTCGGAAGCTCTCTGGCCTCATTCACCCATGCACCGGTCAGCTCCAATGACAGAAGCTTTCGCACATCTTGCGGCGTAGAAAGGGCCATGAATATAACTTCACAGTCAATACCAGGAGCATTATCTCTGCTGGGGAGTTTAAGGTGGTGGGTAATGGGCGGCTGCCAGCGCATTGGACCCCATACATCCTCCGGGAATAGCTCACCCCAGGTCTTAATGGTAGTTGTTCTAAGCTCTGGATAGGTGTTACGCACGATCACAAACCGGGAATACCGAATGCCATCACGCGGGGAAGGCTTTTGCTGCACAGCTTTTAACATAATCTCAGCCGCACAGCCGTATGACTTGCCGGAACCAACCGGACCCATCAGGCCACGGACAAAGGATTTATCGTGAATAAACTTCCAAACAGTAGCAGACTTAGAAAAGTCTAAGTTCATGCTGGGGAGATCAGCCATTCTAAACCTCTTTGCGATTTGGGTTGCGGGTCTCCCAAGCAGACTTCTTACACGCCGGACTGCAATATTGCTTGTGCCTTGGCGCAGCAATAAAGGCTACCTGGCAATCCTCTTTAGGGCCAAATTCCTTAAACCTCTTACATACCGATATGGGAGAGCCTTTGTCTAATTCAGCAACGCACAGCAAAAACTCAATATGCTTAATTTTATCCTCAAGCTCTGCAACTCTAACTTCCAGCCTACTCATCGTCAGCCTCATATGTTGTGGTTACTTCTGGACCCTTCATGTTGATCCCAATGATCGAAGGCTTGTCCACGTTCTTCTCGACATCGAGCAAACCACTCGCCTTTGCCAGGACACGCAGAACGCTCACCTTGTCAAACATCTCAATGGTTGTACCGTACTGCCCGACAGTAACCTTCTTGATCGAAGCAAGAGCCTCATCAGGGATCTCATCCATAGGCTTGATCTCGCCCGTGTGGATGTTGATGATATCAGTTAGCCTAGCAGTGCCCATCGCAATCAGCTCAGTCGCAACAGCCTCCTTGTTCTGAGCCAAAGTCTCCGACCGACCGATCCGGCGCTGCAACACACGCGCACCACCGAACCGACCAACCGGCGGGATAGGTTTTATCTTATCCTCTTTTTTCCTAGCCATTAGAACGGAATTTCATCGTCCAGCTTCTCAGCAGCCGGAGCCTGTTGCTGACGATTGCCATCATCCTCAAACAGCTTCAGCCAGACCTCACCATCCTTATTCGGTAAAGGCAAACCCTCAAGCTTGATGCTGATCCCCTTGTCATTCTGAAAGGCAATACCGTGACGCAGCCAAACAGGCTTATCACGACCAGGTACTTCCTTCGCTTGCACAACACTAAATCGCTTATTCATGTGTATCTCCTATACAACTTTACAGTGGGATTACGATATCGCATAGAAAACGATATTGCAATTACCGCGTCACATTATTTGTGCACGTCACAGTTTTTGTGACACTAAGCCACCAGCAAGATCCCTAATCACATTGGGAAACTTATCAGTAGGTATCAAACCAACCTGCTTACCATCATGGTAAATGCGCAGGCCATCCGGATAGACAACCCACACAGTCACACCATCATCCATAAGACCGCTTCATCCGCGTCTTAGCAGCCTTCTTAAACGCAGCGTCACTAGGCGCGCCCTTGCTACCCGGCTTCCGCATCTTCTCGCCAGAGCCTTCAGCAATCCGCTTCTTCTTAGCGTGGATGTTCGCATATAATCCTGGTTTCTTATTTGGCATTGGTAAACCCTTTCATGGTTTTCTGGAAAATAGTTTCGTGGGGGACTGTAGCTATAGTCGGCGGGGGCGGGGGGCAGGGGGTGCCTGTTGCGATTGGGCCGCCTTTTCGTCTCGCCGGGATGCCATTGATTGCCTGCGGTGCGCTGCGTGTGCCTGTGCTGCGCTGCGGGGTAGGGCCAGTATAAGCTCGAACCATTGCCGGTAAGTTTGTTAGGCTACCCATACCTATGCCGCCTCTGTTTCGTCACTGTGTGGCTCTCTCAGCAGCTCTGACGCCTGATTGGCCAGCATCAATGCCGCCCGGTCCTCGATATCCGGTGAGATCCACCATCCTGCGCCTTTTGCCCTGGCGAAAAAGTCTGCTGTGAGACACTGAAATTCGTCCCTAAACTTAGATAGGTCCAGATCGTCCGCCATGTTAGGTCCAGACTTAGCTTGAGTGTGCTCCTGTTTCATGCGCTCCTCGGCTTCACCTAGCTGGATCTGCTGTTTGGTTGTTAGTCTTGCTCGTATGCTTTCCTCCAGCTTGAGGGATGGATCATAGACGATGCGGTTTGATGTGCTGCGCTGACCTCTAAAGAATGGCTTGCAGTATGTGAGGTATCCGAGTTTGCGGAGCTTGACTGCGTGGTATGAAACTCCTGTCTTTCCCATGCCGATGTCCTGTCCGATGCGTGGTTGTGATACGAATGTTCTTCCCATTGTGTCTGCATATGAACAGTAGGCGACCAGCACTCGGAGCGTTGCCGGTGTCATGCGTGGATCTTTGATTGCCCTGATTGGTACGATTGCCCAGGCTCGCAGATCTTTTGCTTTGAGTTGTTTGGGTCTCAAAACGGGTAATCCTCTATTGGGTCGGCTTGTTGCTCTCTTCTGGCGTAGGTTTCAATTCGGTTCTCTTCGAGGCTCTGCCGGTACATCTGTATCACGTTCATCGTGACGAGATTTTTTTCCAATAGTCTGTCTGCACCTGGTCCGCTTATGTATTCATCCCCGACCGCTTCGCCGTGGTTCATGCGTCTGGCGTTGATTGCGTCACTATCCCATGCGACTGAAGTTTTCGGGCCTAGAATTGGTGGCTTGTATGCATCGGAGCATTTTTGTGCT